AGCAGAAGTAATTTATAACTATGTGAAAGAGAATGGAATAAATAAGTATGTCATCATAGATGATTCTGATCATGGATACAGTAAATTATTTACTTACCAGTGGATTCAGCCTAAATCGCATATAGGAATTAGTCATGGTAATTACATGCAGGCTATGCTGACGCTTCAATAGATAATATATAATCTTACAATGAAATCTGAATTTTTAACTAAAACATACTTGGTATGTAATTCTTCTGTATTTAATCAAATCAGAAAAATAGAAGGTTTTTCTCTTAATTTAGGAAGATCATTATTGAATATGGATAAAAAATTCATTCCTTCTGATGTTGTTATTCAAAAGCATATCATGTTTTTTGATGAGATCCTTCAGCTTAATGGATATTTAGGCAGTCTTCACGTTTATAATAACTCAAGATATTCGCAGGATCAATTCTCTGTGTTCAACGAGAAGAATAGAGTAGATATTAGAATGGAAAATAAAACTATCTTAGAAGCGATAAATGAAGGCTTAAATAAGATGGCTGAAATATGCGGAATTAAAGCAGATATAGCTCCACCTCCAGCAGATGCATCCAAAGAACAAAAATATGTAAGGCCGGCGAAAAAATTGGAAGAGATGACTTTAGACGAAAGAATTCAATTTGCTCGAAACCGATAATATATAAAATAAATATAATAATCAAAAATCTAACACATGAACACTACATTAGCAAAAAGCACACAACATGCCTGTAACTTATTATTAAACTCCGGATTAACTGAAGATGGTTCTTTAGGCGCTATGTCTAATGCTGCTATTGCGAATTTGATAGCTAAGCTTAAAGATATATTTGAAAAAAAACATTATGTGTGGAGCACTAATAATTTAATAGGAATTAGAACTAGCGATGTGTATACTGACGAATTTACAGATATAGGAATTATAGTAGAAGGAGATTCTTTAATGGCATATCCTATCTCTACCAAACCAGGAATGAAGTATTTAGATCATCCAGAAAATGCTAATGGCTGTGCTTGTTTGAAAGAAGGACAATACCTAAACATGTGGCAATTTCATGATGAATTTAACGGTTGGACTGGAGATCCATATATGATGCAGGTAAGTCCTTGTAATGTTTATAGAGAAGTAAATCATGGAACATCTATCAATAGAAATGCGCATGTGGATACAGGATTATTTGGAGTTAATTATCATTCTTGGAAAGGTTTCAATAGTGAACATGTGGCTAATTTGTCAGCAGGGTGCCAAACTATGAATGAATCAGTATTAGTAGGCGAAGTGCTTCCTCACTTAGAAAAATCGTTCAAAGGAACTCCTACAACATATACTCTCATTCACACAGACGATTTCAAAGCTTAGTGAGGCAGTAATGTCTTATTAGACCAATCATTGTCGTCGCCTCCAGTGCCTTTATCATTATCATTTCCTCCTCCACTATTGAATATAATGGATAGGGCTATGACAAAGACTAAAATACCTACAACTCCTTTGCCTACAGGACTTAATGCGAAAAGCAATATCATTTTATTTCTTCTTTAAATTCTTTAACTTTTTCTTTTATCCATTTAGGAATTCTATTATCGTCTATTAATCGGTAAGAAACATCAGAATATTTTCTTTTGATGTATTTTCTTTGTTCTTCAAATGTAGTTTTGACAGGAACTTCTACAATATTATGCCTGGTGCCAAAATTTTCTTTTGTTAAAGGACCTGCCATTTTACCGCCATAACTCCTATAAGCTAAAATTTTGCCTTCGTATTCTATGAAATATTCTATCTTAATCACTTTTTATCTATTTTAAAATACTTCAATACTGTTGCTATAGGCATATTAGGATCAGAATCTTCTAATAATTCTTTTCTTATTGTTTCTCCGTAAAAATCCAGTCCTAACAATTCGTCAGCCGGTATTGTGTGCAATTGACTCCATCCTAATTCTAACTCATTAGCCTTCTTGGCTCTTACATAGTTTAGATCTTCCATCATTACCGCTCCTAGTCTCACTAATTTGCCTTCTAAGAAATAAGATTCGTAATCAAAAAATGCATAATGGCATTTTATCAATTCCTTTCTGTGGAAATTTATTTGTTCGGAGTTGTGCTTGGATTCTAAAAAATAAGGATTTTGATTTTTTCTTTCTATTTTTTTGACTGTATAGTAGTTGTTATCGTATCCATCGAGTCTTTGTACTAAGTCTCCTTCTTTCAAATTCACATCCTTTTTAGGCTCTAGTGCATAACCTAATATAATTCCTCTAATCATATTTTCAGTTGTCTATAATAAAATATTGTTGCTAATTTATTCCTTTTCTATCAAACATAGAAAAAAGTTTCATATTTAATATATAAAATAATGGAATCAATAGGCTTTATTAAAGATAAATTTAGAGAAATATATGTGGTTAAATATAGGAAGAGTAAGATTCATGATAGAACATGTTATCATTTTGAACTTTACAAAGAGACTGAATTTGTAGGAGCATTTGAATTCGATGTTTATGATGACGAAGAATATGCAATATCAAATGATGCTTCGATAGAACCTAAATATCAAGATAAAAGAATTTATAGTGCGTTATTACTTTTTGCTAAGGATTTTTTAATAAAGAAAGGATTAAAAGGAATAAAAAGTGAAGGAATACATAGAAATGGCAATTCTGATGCGTCTTGGAGCAAAGTTCCTGGAGCAAAAGCTACTAAATCTCGCTATCCTATTGATGATACAGACCCTAAAGGCTTTACATATATAGACTATACGTTAGAAAGCAAAATGTTATTATCACGAGACAAAATAGTTAGAATTGCGGAAGCAATGAACAAATACGAGCCCGGTTTGAAAGTGTGGATTCATTTTCCTATTACCGAAGATTTGATTCAATGTAATATAGATGAATCAACTAGAGATAAAGTATTATTATCTATTCCTGAAGATAGCGATTTATTTGGAGCTCCTAAATTTTGGTTTAAAAAGGCTAACATAGTAGGCACGGTATCAGAAAAACATGATGCTAATGAAAAAGATAAATAAGTTTTTCTTATCTATCATTTTATTGATAAGCCTATCTGCATACCCACAGTTCATCCACAAAATTCCAAATAAAACATTTATAAGTGATAAAACTATAGCATCTTTGCAATATCGTCCTATAAAACACATCGATCCTAATTTCAAAGTCACCATAAGGACTACTAACATACATCCAGGAGCAATATCTATGTTAATTGGACAGCCTATTATAATGGATGGATTAATTATATCTCAAATAGCTAATTATAATTTAAGATTTAGGTTGAGAATTCCTAAAGGACATAAGCTTTATATAGGCTTAGAAAATATGTCTTTAACTAATCAAAATGTCATTTATATTGGAGGCATATTTCTAGTTAAATAAAAAATCCATAAAACTAATTTTTGCCTTTTGTATATAAGATTGTATAAAAATAAATACAATCGATATAATGGAAGGTGTAGATGTTTACGATATTAAGAAAATAAAGCTAGATAAAACGCCTAGGCCAGCACAGATAAAATTGTTAGAATTCATAAAAGAATCTATCAAATCTAATCACAAAGGTATTATAGTCGATGCTCCAGTTGGGTGTTTAACGAAAAATGAAAAAATCAATATATATGTATTAAAAGATATAAACATTGATCATGACATTAAAAAAACATTATGAAATTTCAAAAGCTATAAGAAAAATAAAAAATAATTGTAATTATGATTATATTTATAATTTTATAATTGAATATAACGACGAATTAAACTTAAATTTATCTAAAATCGATGAATGGATTAAAGAAGTATTAAATAAAATAATTTCTTCTAAAAAAGAATCTTTAAATTTTAATTTTTTGAATTTAAAATACAAAAAAACTTCTAAAGAATATTGGTTGATACGTGGATGGAATGAAGATTATAGTATAAATAAAGCAAAAGAATGTAATAAAGTATACTCTCATAAAATACAATTAAAAGAAAATGGTTATAGTGATGAAGAAATAAAAAATATAATGCTTAAAAGATTTAAAAAAGGAGCGCAAACCTTAAAGAATAGAAGTGATTATGATGAAATAAGAAAAAAATATGGACATAAAGTAGATAAATATTTAAAGAGAATAAATGCAAATACTAATAAAAATTATACATTAGAAGAAGCAAAAACTATAATATCAGAAATACAAAGAAAAAATTCAAAAAGAAAATGGGAAAAACATAAACTAAATCCTAGATTTGATAAAATAAACACCAGATTAGAATTTTATTTAGCTAAAGGTTTAAATAAAGAAGAAGCAGAAAATGCTTTATATGAGAGACAAATAAAAAATGGATTAAATTATTACATTAATAAATACGGTTTAGAAAAAGGAAAGGAAAAGTATAATAAAAGAATAGAAGAATACAGAAAAAAGATAAAATTACACAGAAAAAAGTATCCACAAAAATGGATTACATCAGGTAAAAGATATAGTGATAGTTCTAAACGTTTTTTTGATAAAATTATAGAAGAAATAACTGAATTAAAAGATATGAAAATTTATTATGCCGAAAATGAATATTTTATTTTTGATGAAAAACGTAAAATATATTTCTACGATTTTTATATTAAAGAACTTAATTTAATTATTGAATATAATGGATTAGTTTGGCATCCTAAAGAAAGAATACAAAAAAATTGGAAACATGTTTATACTAAAAAAAGTTCCGAAACTTATTATGATTATGATAGATATAAAGAGCAATTAGCTATAAGTAAAGGTATTGATATAATGTCAATATTTGAGGATGAATTAATTTATAAAAGAAAACAAATAATAAATGAACTATATTCAAGAATTAACAAGATTAAAAATAATTAATGATTTATCATATTATTATGATACGAATTTTAATAATTATAGTGATAATGAATTAAATATTTTTTTTACTAAACACGTAAAAAAAAATAAACAAGAAATTTCAATGATAGATTTTTATAATTTAAAAGATAAAACTGTATTAATTGAATCTTTAGACGGATTTGTAAAAGTCGGTAATAAAATAAAAAAGGAAAATTTAGAATGTTATACATTATCTTTAATAGATAATCGTAAATTATCTGGGGCATTTAATCATTTAGTAGAAACTGAAAGAGGTTGGATAAAACTTATAGATTTAACTAAAAATGATTTTGTTTTAACTATTGATGGTTTTATAAAAGTAAAAAATATAAGACAAATAAAAACACAAGAGGTATATGATTTAGAATGTTTGCATATAAATCATAGATATTTATCTAATGGTATTTCGAATCATAATAGCGGCAAATCATATTTAGCAATTATGTTCATGGATTGGTTTAAAAAGAACTTTGACATTTCTGCTAATTTTGATGTCTTAACAAATTCAAAAATTCTTCAAGAGCAATATACCCAAGATTTTGATTTTATGAACTCTTTATGGGGCAAAGGATCATACCACTGCGATACATACGATACTGACTGCGGAACAGGCGGAGAATGGTGCAGAATACAAAATAAGAAGTGTGAAGCTTGTCCATACTCTACAGCAAAATATAGATTTGAAAATGGAGATGTAGCATTGACCAATTTTCACTTGTTTCTGACATATATGGTTTATATGCCGCAAGCTTGGAAACGTTCGTCTAGAGTCTTAGTAGTAGATGAGTGTTTACATCCAGATACATTAATTACAATAGGAGATGATACAAAAAAGAAAATTATTGATGTGAAAATTGGAGATATTGTTAAAACCGTCAATGAACAAACAAAAAAAATAGAAAATAAACCAGTAAAAAAATTACATAAAAACCTAAATAAAGGTCAACAAATGTATGAAATAGAGTTAGAAAATGGCTCTACTATTAAAATAACTGGCAACCATAAAGCTAAATTAACCAATGGGCAATGGAAAAAAGTTGAAAATTTAGATGGAACCGAAGATATTTTATATATAAATGAAATAGAATCACATTAAACAAACAATGAATAATGAAACTAAGGATAAAATATATGATTTAATAGAATTATATAAAAATAGATTTGTGCACAGTTCTAATATAAAAAGTGATTTTTTAAAAATCTTAAATGACAATAATATAATTTTTGAAGAATTAAAAGATAAAAAATTAAATGTCGAGATAGTATTTGATTATTTGACTCTTCATTGGAATAAAAAATGTGCATTAGAAGGATGTCATAATATAACACAAAGAAATACTTTATGGCCTAGAAGAAATGGGCCTAAAGTTATGTATAAAAAAACTTGCAGTAAAGAGTGTAATTCCAAATTAGCTTCAAATAGACAAAAAGGCACAAATAATACTTCTTTTAAAATGTCAGAAGAAGCAAAAATAGAAGCCAGAAAAAAGCAATCTATAACAATGAAAAGAAAAATATTTGAAGGTGAATTTATTCCTAATATTACTAATTCTTGGGCCGGATCTAAAGTATCATTATTTATAAATGGTAAAAATATATATTATAGATCTAGTTGGGAAGCATTTTTTCATTTGTGTAATCCTCATTTAGATTATGAAAAAATAATTGTTAAGTATTTTAAAAACAAAGAAGAAAAAAATTATATTGTGGATTTTGTAGATTTCAATAAGAAAACAATTTATGAAATTAAACCAGAAAAATTAAAAAGAGGTTCTATATATGATACAAAATGTAATGCGGCTTTAGAATGGGCAAAAATAAATGGATATGTTTTTACTATAATAGATAATACTTGGTTTTTAGAAAATGTTAAAAAGAATAAACATTTATTGGGAGAACAGAATGATAAAAATATAATCATGAAAAGATTAAACCAATTTGATAAATGAAGATTAAATCGATAAAAAAAATTAATTATTCTGATGATGTATATAATTTACACATAGAAGATAATCATAACTATTTTGCTAATGATATATGTGTTAGTAATTGTCATTCTTTAGAAGAAGTATTGTGCGACTTTATAACTACTAAGATAAGTAAGCCGTTATTGAAGAGAAATGGATTCACGGATCAAGAGGCAGAACAAGCCATGTGGTGTTTTGGAGAAAATCCTGAGAATATGGCTTTGGAAACATTCATAGAAATTGTTAACGAATCATTTTTGCCTATAGTTAAGACGGTTATAAATCGCTTAGCAAGAGAAGCCGAAGAGACCAAGAGCATGCAGGCTATTAATTTCTTGCAAGGATTAACTCAGCATCACTTCAAATGGGAGAATTTAGGATTAGAAGTACAAGCTAAGCCAAACAATTGGATATTAGAAGCTGAGAACATATATAAAAATGATAAGAAGACTGGAAAAGTGATAGACAAATACATAGAGTTCACCGCTCAACCGGTATGGGCATCTGAATATTTGGAAGAGAAAGTTTGGAGTCGTTATGATTTTATATTATTTATGTCCGGCACTATTTTAAACAAAGAATTATTCTGTCAAATAAATGGATTGAATATTGAGGACACTGCATACATACAGATGGATTCTCCATTTCCTGTGGAAAATAGGCCTATTTATTATTTTTCTAAATTAGGCAAACAAACATTTGCCACAAAGGAATTAACATGGGGCAAGCAAAAGACGGTGTTAGAAAAAATATTGAAGAAATATAAGAACGAAAAAGGCATAGTTCACACCGCTAATTACGAGATACAAAAATGGGTCCACAAAGAGTTTGAGCATACTAATAGATTATTGACTCATGATTCTACTAATAGGTCAGAATTGCTTCAAGAGCATTACAACAGCGAAGAGCCTACGGTATTAGTTTCTCCATCGCTGATGACAGGAATAGATTTAGCCGACGATTATTCTAGGCATCAAACGATTCTTAAAATTCCTTATCCTAATTTGAAGAGCCAGAAGGTTAAGAAGAGAATGGAAACTAATAAAGATTGGTACAGCTGGAGAACTGCTGTCGATATGCAACAATCTTATGGAAGAAGCATACGAAGCATGGAAGATCATGCAGATACTTATATGCTTGATGGATCATTCACTAATTTTTTAAAATACAGTAGGAAATTTTTATTGGACTGGGTAGTAAATGCAATACAATTTGTAGATTAATATGGACATGGACGAAATAAATAAGTTGCTTGGATTCGAGACGACTTATAATAATAAAGAAACTGTAATAGGATTAGGGCTGCCTCCAGGATTGCCGCCTCCTATAAACGATAATACGGAAGACAATTCGTATAAAATATATTTCCAGTTCAATAATGACGAGCCGGCTGTATTCATGGATGGATTGGATATAAATAGTATGTTCACTTTGTCTATGGATCCAAAACAAAATTTAGACCAAGGACCATTTTTGCAATTTAGAGATAGAAATAATGTATTCAGGCTTATGTGTAGGAAAAAATAATAAAAACTTTTTTAATAAAAATAAATATAAACAATACGAATATGACCACAATAACAAAAAACGATGTGCAGCTGATTACCCAACTAGACTATATAAAAGTCTTATTGGAAGAGAATAGATATGGCGAAGCTTCCGATCTTACATCAGAATTATCTAAAAGATTAGACGAAAAGGTTCATAAAATTGCAGAAGACATTAAACTTCGTCAATTGAATCTGCCTAAATACTTGACCAAAACTAAAGCTAATGAATGGGTCATTATCAACGAGAATTGGTATAAAGTTAAGAAAGTTTCTAAGACTGAAATTATTTTAGAATTGAATCGTCAATTTACTATAACAAAAGTATACACTGGCACTGCAACAAAATAAATGGCTGATATAAAAATTTATGAAGATTTTATTTTAAAATATTATAAGAACGATAAAAAAATCCAAAAAGGATTAAATACTTCTCATAAGCATTTAAAAATGTGGATCACTAAAGAATTAATGTATTACGAAGCACAGAAAGAATCTATGAAAATGACATATTTAAAATATGCCGAGCTCATAAAAAACAAATTTGAATTACAATTCAAAAGCGAAATAAATAAAATGAATCAATAAACCAAACATGACTGAAACAATGGTACCAACAACAGAAAAAATGAACAAAACTGACATTTTAAACAAAATATCCGAGTCTGAGATATTAAACGCGATCTTTAATCTTTATAAAGATGCTAAAACCGAAGGACACGTCTATAAACTAGATAGCTCTAAGTATTCTGGAATGAATGGATTGCTTGGGAGTATTTACGTGTTCACTCTTAAAGATAAAATAATGGACATCATAGTTCCTTTATTCTCTACAGAAAGAACAGTGACTTGGAATTTTTCTTATAACACTATCTTAGCAGAAACATTAAAAGATTATGAGTTAGCAGAACATGACATCACTAAGCTTGCTAAAGCGGCTATATTCTATTTGAATAAAACAAATAATGATGTGGACTTTATGACAGTTGTTAATGTTTCTGACTGGATCAGTAACGGCTTAAAAGGATCTAATGGTAAATCAGTTTATTACTGGAATGAACAACTTCCAAATGGGGATGGATTGACTAAAGGAGATATTAAATCTGAGATCTTTGTGAAGATGCTTCCTAATTGGTCTAATAAAAAATTGATGGAGATTTGCACAGATTATGCTAACGAGAATTTCAAAAAATTTGCAACTAATTCTGCGACTAGAACTGATAAAACTAAGGTAAGAAATATAGCAAAAGGATTATATGCACAAATCAAGGTGTATCTTCAATTGAAGAACGATGGATATGATGTAGATATGACATGGAGCAATAAGGACGATTTAGGAATTGACATCACATGGAAGACTAATGACACTAAAATTAATATAGATGTAAAATCTACAAGCGACGAATTCTTAAAGATTTCTAGATTTAGAAAAGAAACAGATTTTTATGCTATTGTTAAATGGGAAAAATCAAATCCTGTTCTTATAGGATTCATCAATAAATTCGAATTTTGGCAATCAAATCTTTTAGATACCAAAGCTCCAGTCAAAGATGAAAAATCTGGTTTATATGTTAAGAAATTGACAAAAAAATGGATGAAGTCTTTCTTAAAGATTGATAAAGTATTTGATAATTTGATGAAGTATCAAGCTTTAAAAGTGAAGAGCAAAGCTAAATTGTTCGATGTAGAATAATGGTGACTATATAATTAGTTCAAATGTGGTACACCGTGACGACTGGCACACTGCCATACTTAAAACCTCAATCTTCTAGAAGATTGAGGTTTTTTGTTTAAATAGGAAATTGATATTTCATGGCATATTTAGAAGCAATATGACTCACATATCGGATACGATCCATTTCCTTTTTATCCTTTTTAAGGCTTTTCATGGACCAAACTCTATTAAGAATCCTAGATCCAATTATATCCTTAGCATCGGATGTTACGAACAAATCGTTATAAAGCTCAGGATGAATAGTTTTACAATTTTTAAAGCATTCATCATCTATGTTATTTAGAATGCCCCTATGATCCATTTCGGCTTTTAGACTTATAAATCTATCATGCAAGTATTTGATTCTTGTATAAAAGAATAAAACATGGCCAGTCCCAAGCTTAAATTCGGTAGGCTGCTTTTTAAGAGATGATTTTATTTTGTCTTTAGAAGTTTTGTTGAGCACATTAGGAATCCTAATAATTTCACGATACTCAGCAGTTAAATGTTGATCCACTAAATCAGCTGGCTCAATCCCGGCATTAATCCTTGTCATGCTGTAAATATAACAATTATTTGAATAAAGATAATATTTCGTCTGTCAAAATATCATTCTTAATACCGTGCTTATTCAAGACCTTTTTAAGGTCCTCTTTCTGATTTATCTCCTTCATGTCTTTAGGAGCTAATGCTTTAAATTCTGAAGATCTAGAATTAAATATTTTACGATATTTCTCGTCTATTTTCTGCCACAAGTCTCCGTGCTGGAATTCTTTTGCTAAACGTTTTAGGTCTTCTAGGATGAAGTTTGAAGATGAGTAATCTATTATCTTGCCTTCTCTGGCAATTTGAATTCCTAGGTCAAGTATACGTAAACTGTGAAATACTGATTTGATGGCTAATCTGACATCATAATCTCCCATCACAGTTAACTTCTTTTTGCCCTTAACCCAACTATTTGAGCTTATAGTAGATATTGCAGTTCTCAGTTTAGATTTATTCAAATTGAGTAAAACGAACTTAATTTCTTCTTTAATAATACATTCTTTAGGAAGAAAAATACATTCTAACATTTGAATATCGCAATTATCTAATTGATCCCTAAATTGATTTACCGTAAACACATGGAGATTTATATCTTTTGACTCAAAATATTCTTTAGCCACAACGATAAAATCCTCGTCAGAATTCTCGTCATTGGTTCCATACACATGAGAGCCAAACTTATAAATATTTAAAATACTTTCGTTATCTTCCATTATTCGTTTTTAATACCTATACTTTATGGAAATTGATCCATTCTTTAATTTCTTCAGAAGGATTTCCATATACGCACATTCCAAATTTATCAGAATGTTCTTTAGGTATTTGCTTTATTTTATTTATGTCTAATTTCATTTTGTTATTTCGTATTTGGTTCCTTTTACAACATCTTCCATTTTAAGAGAAATGTTGTTAGGTTTTACGGTTTTTATTTGTTCATCGAATTCATATACTTTATCTTCAGGCATATAAATAGAAAATAAGCCTATCAATTGGTTCTGTGCCCACATTTGCTCAGGTGTAATGTTGAATCCAAATTCATTTTTAAGAATTTCAGACAACGAAATATCTTTTTGACCTTTTATCCTGTCATATATTTCCATGACTTTCCTTTCGCCATTTCCAAAAGGAAGCAAAGAAGCTACGTTGTCTGTTTTGCATCCTAAAAAGAATTTGTAATAATACAATAAATTTGTATCAATCACTTCAGATAAATGATCCTTTGGATCCTTAGGAGCTGGAAGTGAAGAGAATACATTAAAGTGATTAGAAATTGTTTCTAAAGAATCACAGTATAGTTTTAGATTTTTAGAATTGGCTGTATAAATGACAGCATTGTCTGAAGCAAGAGTCCTAACATCAACATCATTAGATATTAAAACATTAAATCCTTCGTGATTAGTTTCAACGGATAATGCCATTAAATCATCGGCTTCTAATCCATGAATGTGCATAACATTAAATCCTTTATTTTTTAATATTTCGGTGCACTCATTTAATACAACATAAAAAGAATCGTCTAATTTTTTACGACCTTTTTTATACTCTGGATTTAATTTTTTACGGAATGGCTTTGAACCATCGAAGCAAAGAATGATTTGATCTATTTCATTAAATCTTCTAGATAAAGACATCAGGTCAGTGATGAATTTTCTGGCTAAAATAGCTTGAGATTTTTCTTCGGATAATTTAAAATCGGCATATCTTACACAAGTCCAGAATGCGCGATGATAGATATTTGAGCAATCGATGATTAGTCTAGTCATGCTGTAAATATACAATTAATATTTAGAATAAGGAAATATATTAATTGGCCGCTATTTCTGCAATAGATTTAGGATTTTCTACCAATTTTTTCTCTGGAATTTTTTTCTCTGGATAAATCATTGCCAATTTAGGGATTGTAGTTTGAATATTACCACTATGGAATCTTTTAGAATCCATTATGCAGTTACATAATTCATTTTTAAATTGCTGTGATATTGCTAAAAGTTCGTTGCCTATTTCTACATCAGACCCCTTATTAGGCAATTTACTCATATAACATCCGATGCTAACTTCCCCTTTGGTTGTTTTTAATTGAAAGACGACCTTGTATGTTATTTCATTTTTCGTAGGTCTATCGTCAACTATTTTAATAGGATAAATTCTATCAATTTCGTCGGTCTCTATTATGTGATTATAAATATCTATAAGCATTATATTTCTGATAAAATTTTAGGAACTTTCTTTTCTTCCACACGTAAGTTATTAGTATAATATATCTTAGGAATTTTAAATGTATTATGCGGATAACCGGCACAATAATTATATTTTTCTATAGTCCAATATTCCAAAAGAGTATTTCTCATTCTCTCTAAATCTCCTTTTATGAAATTTTGAACTTTTAATAAATCTTCAGGAGTTTTTTCTTTATGTATGTCTATGCTTTTAGGATAATGATCAATAAAAAATAAATCATTATCATACTGATAATTTTCCATTTTCAATCTAATAGAATCTCCATGGTTTAAATTAATATTAAAATAAAATCCAGACTCTATTAAAACCAATTCTCCATTTATACGATGCCTTTTACTTTCTAAAAATTCATCATTAGAATGAGTTGCTTCAATTTTGGTAATAGAATAAATATGATCCGTGTTAATAGCGCTTCCTAATATTTCGACTATCATTACTTCTTGCTATCATAGTGCTTATTAATAATTTTAAAAGATCCTTCAGCATGTTGAACTACAACGCCTTCGAATGGCTTGCCATTCAATTCGGTAATACCAGAAGAATAATGCTGTATGATTTCTTTGGTCAATACAACATCTTTAGCAATAATTTCTACTGTTGGAAGATTTAATTTTTCAGCAATGTTCAAGAAATAATATTTATCTCCTTTGCGAGCATATCTTCTTTCCTCTGTCAAATATACAGAGAACATAGCCCAGCCTGCAGGAAGTTTAGAGTGAGGATTCAATTCTAAGCCTTGTATTCCAATCCCATAAGATTCTCCGCGCAAACAAATAGAAATATTCTCTTCGGTACAAAACTCTATTAATTTATTTTTAATATCATATCTTTCGATTTGATCGGTGTAACGGTTGCTGAATATCTCATGCAATTCTAAAGTGCGTCCTAATACTCCAAAACGTTTATCAGGAACATGATAAAAGAAACTACAATTGTGTACTAATATATTATTTGCAAAAAAATTGTTGTTATTTGCTACTTCAATATCATATCTTTTAGATTGAGATTGTATTTTTCTGATTGATTTTATTTTTACTATTTGCATATTGATTTATTTTTATTATTAATAATTCTTTAATTTCGTCATTTGTTTTTTTATGTATTTCATTTTCCCATATTGTTATAATATTATGACCTTTTTCCTTAGCATAATCATGTTTTAGTTTATCTCTTTTCCAAATGTCCTCAGCCTTTATGTGAGCAAATTTAAAAAATACAATATCATCGGCTTTATAAAAATTGGGATTAGCATGCCAGTAATTTCCATTCATTTCGATTATTAAATTGAAATCAGGTAAATAAATGTCATAATAATATATTTTGTTGTTATATCTATTTTGAGTTTCTTTTGGTTTTTTAATTTTAAATTGATGAATATAAGTAAAATTTAATTCTGATAATATTTCAACCAATTTTATTTCTGGCTTACTAATTTTATAGCCTTTGTGTTGTCCATTAGCTATTTTTTCTTTAGATTTATCGGAATGTATATTTTTATTAAAAAAATCTTCTTTTTCTTTATCTGATAAAGCATAAAACCATTTTTTCCATCCTATTGCTGTTTTTTCATGTGCTTCTTTAGTATTTATTTGTTCGATTATTTCTTTTATTTGAAATACATTATCTACGCCGTATTTATCCTTTACTGTTTTATTACGTTTTTCAAAAATTTTAGTTCCTCTAGATAAAACATTAACAGTGCCATATTTTTTTAAACACGTTTCTTTGTTCTTTTTTTGACCTATAGTAAGAGCACTTTCGGAAAACGTTCTTTTTTTAATATTAAACCATTCCAAAAGAAAAAATACTAAATCCCAAGGTACATTTAATTTTTTATAATCTGGTAAACTATGTGTTTTATAATGGTTTTCAAAATTTTCTTTATTATTTATAAAATTAAACGTGTTTAAATAATTATATTGAATAAATTCGAATTTAATTTGTTTTTTACTTATACCATTTATGATTTCATTATTATAACACTTTATATAATGAGGACTTCTTGCATGGTTTTTACATTTAGGACATGTTGTTTTCATTTTCTTTAATCAGACAGAATTTAATCTATATATTAAAGAAAGTTGACAGATTTAGTAAAATATCAACTTTTTATAAAACTACTACATTTTCATCTCCTTTTAAATCTTTTAATTGTCTATAACATTTTAATTCCGGTAAATAAACTCTATGATTCGAGGTTAATGTTAATATTTCTCCGGTTTCTGTTTCTAATTCAAACCAATCATTATCGTTTTCTTGTATTAAATGGTTTTCAATCTTTTGCCATTCTTCTTCATTACTTTCGGTATTAAAACATTTTACTTTGCCTTTATACTTAGAATCGCATATTTCTTTAATTGTTTTAATACCATCTTTGGTTTCAACTAATGTTTCTTCTGAAAGACAACTTTGCCCGTCCACTTTTAATCCGATATCTACAAGTTGTCCATAAGGCAATTTGTGATCTGGAAAATTTTCGTAACGTTCTTCGTCAGTTTTAGGTTGTTGATATGGCAATCCGCCTTTTACTTTTAGATCATTTGGTGCTGGTGGCTCATAGTGAGTAACTCCAATCATAGCGGCAACATCAGTTCCTACTTCAAGATCTTTTAAATCATTTCCATTAGGAAGAATATCAAACGGTATCACAATTCCCTCAGACCATTCTTTTCTTAAAAGACATGCTTTAATACGTTTAGGAGAATACTTGCGGTATTCTTCAGTCCATGATTCCACTGGCAACAGAGAATCAGGTCTAACATAAACAATTTTTTCTCCGCCTTTATAAAGGCCTTTTTGAGTTACGCATTGAAACCCTAAGACTTTTACTAAGTCTAATTTGTCGGCATTCCAGTGAGCCTTAACTTCTCCTATTAATTCGATACTTGCATCCATGTTTTATCTATTTAATACTATTATAATAATCAATTATGACATTTAAAAATAAATTGGTATAATTGCAGCATGGGACACGATTATAATAAAATGAAGGAAAATTTAAGGAAACATTTAGAATCTTTGACTCCCCGAAGAGAAGGAAGAATTGTTCACAAAACATTTTCCGCCTGATACTCGTCCTAAAGGTTGGATCAGCATAGACGACGAAACCAATTTGCCTTCATGTCCTGCTGGAGATTATTTGTCCAAAGGATACAAAGTCATAAAAGTAAGATATAACGATGGTTCTGGAGATACTAGTCACATAGGTGGAGATGCTTTAATATGGAAATACATGGCTCAAGAAGCTGGAATTACTCATTGGTTTAATGAACCAGATAAAGAAGAAATTAATTAGCTGGAACAGTATTAGAGTTAGAATTTGGATTACTTTGTGGATTTGCAGAAGGTGGAGTATTCAAATTTCCTAAAAATGCTGGTGTAATTTGATTAGGCACAATCGAAGCATTAGAAATAGAAACATCTATTGATCCAAGTATTGGAGTTGTTGATTCGGTTGGAGGAGTATTCAAATTTCCTAAAACTACTTTAGGTTTTCCTATAACTGGCCCATTTATATTTTTATTTAGTATAGAAGAATTATCTATTCCTTTTGGAGCTGCATTAATATTTAATCCTTTTATCGCAGAAACATCAGGCATTTTAGGAGTTCCATTCAGGTTTTGATTTTTTATAGGTGTTTCATCAATAGTCTTAGGCGTCTCGTTAAGATTTTGTCCTACTATAGGTTTTACATTAATAGGGATAGGTGTTTCATTAAGATTTTCTGGAGTTAATTTGCCTGGAGGAGTTGGATTAGAATTGATATTTTGGCCTGTTATATTGTTCATGATTTATATATCCTTTAAACTATTTTCCGAATTAGATATATAAACATCAAATGAAACCTAAAATGGCAAAAAAATCGACAGTAAAGAAAGTAGCAAGAACTGGGGTAGCTAAAGCTAAAACTCCTATTAAAAAGACAATAGAACAACGTTATTTTGAATTTCTAAAAGAATTACAAGAATATTCCAAAGTAGGAGGATTCAAATCCTTTGCTCCATTGATCAAAAAGCATGGAATATCTAAAAATGTTTCGGCTGTATTATTATCTTATGTGCCTAAATGTATAATCAAATTAGGTTCAGGAGAAATGCATCCATTGCCTACTGATGTAAAATTCATAAAAGGAAACTTCTTATGGCTTGCTAGAAATCCCACAATGGATATGGCAATAGCTCTTGTAAAAGATGTAAAGAAATATACCGATAAATCTAAAGCTAAAAAGGCATCAACTCTAGTCAATCAAATGCCAGTGGATGTTTTCACTGAAAACATTTCTGTTGCCGAGAAAATTATTAATGATGTAAATACTAATAAGACCGAAATAGTAGAGCAAGAAAAAGTTGAAATTAAGCATAATCCAAATGCCGATAAAATAGATGTTGTAATTTTTACAGAAAATTTGACTGTGTCTAATCAGATTATTAAAGATGTAAATAACAATAAGGCTGAAATAGTAGAAATTTCTAAAGTAGAACCAGAATTAACTGATATAGAGAAAAAATTCAATGATGAAATAGAAAGAATGAATTTTATTCATCAAGAAGAAAAAATTGCTGAATTAGAAAGAGAAATTAAAACTTTAGAATATTCTAAAGAAAATATAGGTCTTACTTATAGAAAACTATTATTCGATATGGATTCTCCTGATTTCTTGGTAAATAGATTATGCTCTTTAGATAATCATGAAGAAGCTATAAAAAATTCTCCTTTTTATACCAAAGAAATTAAAAAATTAAACGATAAAATAGAAGAGAATAAAGAATACATATACGAATTAAAAACTGAAGTAAAATCTTTGAAAGATGATAAAAACGAATCAGAAGCAATCATCGAAGTAATTAGAGCTAAATGGAGATTTAGATTTATTCAATTTCTTACAGGTAAAGGTTACTTTAAAAGAATAACTAAAAAGGCATATTTAAAATTAGCACTAAGAAAGAAATTTATTATGCCTATTGAAGGTACAACCACATTAGTAGAAAGAATAGAAATAGCTAGAAATAACTAATTATTCACTAGCATCGGCACAAAGCATTAGTTGATTAACAAATTGGCTAGTGCATTTTCCTTTTATCAAAGATTTATTCATATCCCACATGTCTTTTAGATAAGTTTTGATTATTGCTGGAGTGCAAGTTTCAAATTCTTTTCTATTTGTATTTATCTCGCTTATTGTTTCTATCTCTGTATCATTTTTCCAAGGCCAATCTAAGAAATCGTATAATTTTTTCTTGTAATCACTAGATGTTTCGTCTACAACAGCAAGTTCTTCCTTTTTCATTCCTAAAGAATTCATAAGAGCCTTTTTAAGATTACTGCTTGATGATGCTGGTATTTTGCTATATCCGAATGCTTTTCCTTTTTTCTTCTTTCCAAATAATCCAGTGGCAATGTCTCCACTCCCGGCAGTTCCTGGAACGCCTGGAACCCCACTCAATCCTGGATTAGAAACTGCTCCCATTCCTCCAGTATTTCCTGCAGTCGCACAAGCAACTCCTCCACCAGCAGCAGCGCCACCGCCGGCACCTCCATCTTCGTTGACTGGCAAAGCATAAGGATTTTTTTCTTTTACTATTCTATCTACTAAGCTGCCCCATAAAGATTTAAGCTTGGTTAAATCTATCTTGCACTTTAAATATGTTGAGCAATCTTCTTCTATAGTCAATAGATTGATTGGAAGCTTTACTGTCTTGTTTAAGACATATTCTCTGTTAGGAGCTTCTTTGTATTTGATTTTTACTAAAATGCTTTCGTTCTCAGCTTTATCGAGAACATCGAAAAACCATTGATTATTGACGTATAATTCTTGTCCTTTAATTAAATCCATATACTATATATTGTAAAAGCTTCATTTTTATCTTACATTCTAAAGTGGTATAATAGCATTAATTTAATATATAAAACACATGAAAAAGGTAATTTTAGCAGTAGTTTTGGTCATATTACTAATGGTAGTATGGAATTTCAAATGGTTCATTGCAATCATATTAATTATTGCATTGGTTTTAAAATACAAAAAGTTAGCAAAATTCTTTAAGAGTTAGTATTTTATGTCTTTAGAACTTGTACTGACTAAGTCAGATGAAATAATTATGGCCGAGCTTCAGCGAGATTTGGTAGAGAAAAACAAATTAGCTAAGAAAGCAAAAGAGCGATTAGAAACATTCATCAAGGATCACACTACTGATATTTTTAGGCCGGGCAAAAAGGCTAACTATTTAATAAGAAGAGATATTGACACTGTCAAACATATTCTAAAATTAAATCCTGAAGGATTGACCACTTTTCAAATTTGTGATGCTTTGAATCACATGATTAAAAAAGAGGATCGAAGATGGAAAGTGAATTTAGATTCAGGAATGTTTCACAGTTATTTAGGAATTCATTTGAAAAAAGATTTTGAGATTCGTAAAATATTAACAAAATGGTTTTTAACAAAATAAGAAAATGACTTCTCATCCAGAATATAAAAAATTCTTTATGACGGATCACTTCCTCAAAAGATACATGGAGAGAATAAAAATGTCTAAAAATGTTTTAACCAAAAAGGCTAAGACAAATCTTAGAAATGAAATCAATGCATTATTAAGATCCAGTTCCGTAGTTCCTATTAACGATAAAGATAATAATCAATATTGTCTATACGAAGATATTTTGTTTGTTTCTCAATTAAAAAACAAAAAAACTTCGCTTGCCCTCATTACCTGTTACAGAGTTTCCAAAAGTAACAAATATAAGAGATTATTGGCTAAAATCTAAGTTATTGATAATCAATTAGTTAGCTATTTTATTGAAAAATAACCAAAAATAAATTTCCCTGTATAGAATAGAAGTCGTATATTTACAGCGTCAACAAACACTAACCTAAAAAACCAAAAAATGGAAAAAACCAAAAAATCAAAATCAGAAGTTTTAACATCAGGAGTTACAGTAACAGAAACACCAATGAATGGTTTAATGGCTTTAGCCGGTAATAATATAGTAGTGAAACCATCAGCTAAAAAAGATGACCACGAAATCATATTAGTAAAAGACAATAAAGAAGTTGCTGCAAGTATTACTGCTTTAATTGTCAATAAGGCAATTATGGATGCTGCAAAAAATGCAATGGACCAAGCTAATGGTGTTATTAAAACTTATGCCCAAGCAATCCAAATTGAAGAATTAAATAATTCTGGTCGCTTAAAGGATTCTTTTATCCTAAGCAACGAAGAAGGTAAAAGTGCAATGTATATGGTTAAAGACCAATATACTTGCGATTTGAAAACTAAAGAAGGAAAACCCGATTTGCAAAAAATTGCTGATTTGAAAGAACAATTCGGTAATGATATTATTACTACCGAAAACAAATTTGTTATCAATGCCGATTTGGTTGAAAAATATGGCAATGTTCTTTATAAATTTATCATGGAAAGCGAAAAAATTTCTGCCGAAGATAAAGTTAAATTGATCCAATTGGAACAAAAGAATACTATTGCTAAAGGCACCATTGATAAAATATCAGCCCTTGCCAAATTTGCTAAAATTAGTATTGCTAAAGTATGGAGCACTATCGAGCCAATACAAGCTTTAAGCGGTCAAGGTAAAAATAAAAAATAATCATATCCCAATCAAACAAAAAGCCGATATTTAATATCGGCTTTTTTATTAACCTTAACCTAATTAAGATATGATTGAATATCCAAAGTTCGCATATATTTTCCCTCCTCGTGCCGAGAACGCGGTTCCAACCACTGAACTTGATGTATATGATAATGGTTATTATTTAGCTCAGCCTAAATTAAATGGGGATTGTGTTGAGATATACACAAACGGGATCGAAGTCATTGTGATGGATAGGCACAAAAAACAATTCAATAAGTGCAATGATACTCTTTTAGAAAAATATAAACATCTTCATCGTGGAACTAAAGGCAATTGGATGATTCTTGTAGGAGAATTCATGATCAAATCTAAAAGGGATCGTTTTGATAAAATATGGAATGAAAAGTTTGTTATCTTCGACATCATTGCATACGATGGAATGCAATTGATCGGAAAGACATTCAAGCAAAGAGTAGAATTACTCGATGAACTTTATGGTCTAAATGAAGGATTCAACCAATCTGATGATAAATTTCTTCTTAAAACCGACATTGAAGATATTTATAGAGTTAAATCCTTTTTCGAAAATTTTAAAGCATTATACGAAGAATTAATTCAGATAGATATGTATGAAGGATTCGTCTTTAAAAGATGTAGCGCGCCATTAGAGAACGGACAAAAAGTAAATAATAATGCACTCTCACAATTTAAAGTGCGGAAACAGACAAAAAATTATTTATACTGATTCATGTGTGAACATAATTCATTTATCCATTTATTTCTTACACAAGCATTATAGGCGTTAATATTATTTATACCAAATTCTTTTTTGGTTTTATATTTTAGTGCTATTGCTCCACATTTTTCTTTAGTCCAATATACAGATTGGACTGTTTTATTCATGTGCGAACACAATTCATTTATCCATTTATATCTACCACATGCTATATAACAATGAATATCATTAATTCTAAATTCTTTTTTAGTTCCGTATTTTAGTGCTATTAATCTACATTTTTCTTTTGTCCATTTTTTAGTTCCTCCAATTCCTCCGGTTTTATTTTTGTTTAAAATGATCCATCCTTTATTTTTATAATCATTTACAAAATTCCCTTCTTCTATTTTAGCTAATTCTACATCTATATAATCAATTAATTTTTTGAATATAGGAGTTAAATTCGTTTTTTGAATATGTTTAAAAACTTGACTTTTAGGATTTGTTAAATGTTTTATATTTCTATCTTCTAAATTTCCAGTCAATCCGACATAAACATGATTGTTCGAAAATTCATAACTATAAATGCATCTTTTATGAGAATTTCCTATAACTTTCATGTGTGAACATATTTCTTCTAACCAATTATTTATTTTTGCCCATCTATATGAAATTTTACTTCCGATTTTATAATGCATTTTTATTTGATATTTTAAAGCTTCTTCTTTGCATTTTTCTTTAGTCCAAAAGTCTTTAGATTTATAAGTCATCCCATTACATACATAGTTCATGTGTGAACATATTTCATTTAGCCATCCATTTTTATTAGCTACTCCATGTGCTATTTTATCTTTGATATTAAATTCGTTTCTAGTTTTATATGCTAATGCTATTTCTCTACATTTTTCTTTTGTATAATATCCTTTAGGTTTTATTTTTTGAATCATATGAGAACAAACAAAATCTAGCCATCCGTTTCTTTTTGCCGCCTGATATGCATAAGAATTTCTTCCGAATTTTTTTCTGCTTTCGTATTTTAATGCTTCCTCTTGGCATTTATCTAAAGTCCAATAATTTTTTACTTTCATAATATTTAGTAGGTTTTAGTATATATTGCAGAAAATGATAAATTTCTTTATTTTTGAACTGTTAATAACTTTTATTTTAAAGTTTCGAATAAAAGTGGTATATTTACAGTATGGAAAATACAACCGTAATATCATTAAACTTAATACCGTTTCTTGATAAAAATAAAAAATATCACACTTATGAAATATGGGATTTGTTAAAAGAAATGTTTAATATAACTTCTCTTTCCTTTCAAAGTAAACAAAAGATATTATTTACATTAAAAGATATAATGAATTATAAATTTAATTAATATATGGCCACAAAAAAACCAGCAACAACTAATTACACTCCTGATGAACAGCTTTATTTAAAAGCTAAGGAAGCTTATTACAAAGGCGAACCAATCATGTCCGACGAAGATTTTGACATCTTAGAAGATACCTTAAGAAACGAAGATTCGTTTGTTGTTGAAATAGTTGGAACTTCTAAAAAAGGTCCTAAATTAGATGTGCCGCATCCTACTCCAATGCTTTCTTTGGATAAGGTAAAATTTAAAAAGAATTATGTGCCTTACCAAGAGGCAGTTCATAAATTATATTCTAAAGGCAAAGGCAAAATTATATATGAGCCTAAATTGGATGGAAATGCTATCACTATCACATACGAAAACGGAAACTTGATTTCCATAGCTTCTCGTGGAACTGGAGTATTAGGACAAAATTATACCGACAAATTAAAAAGCAAAGTCCCAGCAAAAATAAAAGATTTTACCGGCGAAGTTCGTGGAGAATGCGTGATTGATACAACATTGTTTGATCAAAAATATTTAACCTCAGAAGACCCAACCGCTAAGACATACAAAAATGCCAGAAATTTCGTAGCCGGTATTTTAAGCTCTGATATTGATAAAACAGTATTAGAGAAATTAAAAGACATTGATTTCGTTGCATTCGATGTTAAAGGATTAGAATTGGAAGAACCTTCTAAATGGTTAGCTTCAAAAGGATTTGAAGTATTAGATTTTACTGTATTTACTATTGAAATAAATGAAGAAACATTTGTTCGTATCTATAAAGAATTTGCTGAATATCGCGAGACTTGCAAATATCAATTGGATGGTATCGTTGCTAAGTTTGTCGACCCTAAATTAAGAGAAGAATTAGGAGAAACAGGACATCATCCTAATTGGGCATTAGCAATTAAATTCGTATCTCAACAAGTTTCTACCGGAATAAATGGCATTGAATTAGGAATGACCAAACGTGGAGAACTTGCACCAGTTGCTCTTTTAGATCCTGTAGAGCTGATGGGTTCCACTGTAAGACGAGCATCATTATATAATGCTTCATGGATGATTGCTAATCGTTGTTATCCTGGAGCTGAAGTTTCTATCATAAAATCTGGAGACATCATTCCTGTTATAACTGGAATTGTTAAACCGGCTCCGATTCTATAATACTACCAGATTTTATAATAAAAACTTTAATATATAATAAAAAATATTAAAGTAAATTATGAAAATATGTGGTATTTATTCATGGACAAATACAATAAATGGTAAAAAATATATTGGAGAAAGTAAAAATATCGACACTCGATGGATTAAACATGAGCAAAATGCTAAATTAGGAATAAGAAGTAAATTTTATAATGCTTTAAGAAAGTACGGCAGTAATATTTTTGTTAAAGAAATTTTAGAATTGTGTGATAAAGATTCTGATAAAATGTATATGTTAGAAAGAGAGAAATTTTATATGTTAAAATTCGATTCAGTTAAAAATGGATATAATTCATCTATTTTATATGATACTATATCCAATAATATAAATAAAGTCGAAATTTATAAAAAGATAAGTAAAAATAAAAAGGAATTAAATAAATCTTGGATATACAAAGATAATAAATCTAAATGTGTTAATGCTGATATATTAAATAATTATTTAAAAGATGGATGGAATTTAGGTAGAAAATTTAGTCAAATACATAAACAAAATATTTCTAAAGCACTTAAAAAATTATGGAATGAAGGTTATATGCCTTCTGAAGAATCTAGAGCAAAAATGAGTACTTTCAAAGATAAAAACCATACTGAAAAAACATTAAAGAAAATGCGTAAAGCATGTAAAAATCAATATACATTAAAATGGTTTGTAAAAAGATATGGCAAATTAGATGGATTTTTAAAATATAATGATAAATGTAAAAAACTTAAAAATCGAAAAATGGCTAACGGTATTGATTGGTTTATTAGTAGATATGGAATAGAAGAAGGCATTAAAAAATATCAATTAAAACAAGAAAAATTAAGTAAGAGAAAAAAGACATTTATAAATAATAGTAATGTATGTAAACTTATATCTTTAAATGAATTAGAATCGTATATTAATAATGGATGGACTAAAGGTATGTTAAAAGCCTGTTAATAACTTTATTTTAAAGTTTCGAATAAAAGTGGTATATTTATAACTTGAACCAATAAAAGAACCTAAATCAAATTTAATATTACTGTTGAGAAAATTATGACAAAAATTTTAAGAAATTAAAAATACTAATCTAAAATAGAAAACATGAACAAGAACAATGAAATACCGGAAGAATTACTCACAATATTAATATCATCTAAAACATTAGATGAAAATGGAAAATGGCATGGTCACAAAGTGACTTACAATGGAGTGAACTTAATGGTTGAAGGTTTTGAAAATACTCCAGAATACAAAGCAATCAGAATGAACACCGCCATAACAGCTCTAGGATTCAAAGGAATTGGCCCTGCTACCGCCGAATTGTTGAGCAGTTTAAAACTGTCTGACATCATGGCTCAGAACCCTGAAGGTCTTAAAATAATGCTTTTAAATACCGGCAATTTTAAAGAAGGAAGAGAATTGACTCTTATTATAGAAGCATTCTTTGCTTTGACTGAAGTTGAACTATGGCAGGTGATTTATTCATTCGGTTACAGAAATTGTGGCAAAACAATCAGCAAAGAGTTAGCCAAATATATGCTTAAACAAGATCATTCCTTCAAAGGATTAGAAAAGAAAGTGGTAGAAGCATTTGTAAATGACGAGGAACGCATTAAAGAAGTTAAAGAGTTTGTAGAGATATTAGAGAACAATAATGTAAAAGTTAACAAACCAAAAAGCACTGAAGGATTAGTTACCT